CCACCGGTCCAGAATCAACATATTCCGCTTTGTGGTAATAAAATTCCTTATCTATTTTTTTATATACATTTTCATACATGATATTAGAATATTCAATAAATAGTTCTTTCATTAAATACCCGGAACTATCTACGCGCTTATATTTAAAATTATCTCTATCGGTTACCTTTTCATCATTGTGCACAACTTTTAACATTTCAAAAACCATGTGTCCAATAAAATGCGCCTTGGCTTTAAAATTCATCTCTCCTACATGCGGCAATAAATAGTTAATTAATATATTATAACTTTCTTGTACCGTTTTTACCTTTGTAAAGGATGCGATAAATTCTAATGCGTTCATTTGATTAAATATAGCACCAGCATCATGTACACATGGAATTAAAGAAGCTACATATGATGAGTATACATTCAAGTCAGATACAATCATCTTACAAATATCTTTATCAGAAACAATTCCTAATGCTCGGAATACTATAAATAAAGGTATAGATTTGCGCACATTAGGTATAAAAACCATGATTTGTCCATTCGTGTAGGTAGATGATGGTGCAACGCGACGAATTGCAAATGTTCTTTGTGGTTTAGACGTATTTTCAGATACAGACCTAACTTCAACTGAAAAATCATGTACATTGTCGCTGACTGTTCTAATATAAATCATGTTATTACTGAATTTTTCTTGTGGCACAAGTACTTTTTCCTTACCATCTATAATAAAATAACCTCCATAATCATGATTGCATTCGCCCATACTGTATCTAGTCTCCTTAGGCATTTTATTCAAAATGCACAAATCACTTCTCAACATAATCGGGAATAGACCAAGAAAAAAATGATCTGCTGCAGGCAGCGTTTTTCCAATTATAATTGGTTCTTCAGAATCATGAATAACTAATTCAATATCTATATCATAATGTATAGAAACACCATATGTCATATTTCTTAAACGCGCCTCATTTGGAAACATATAGTGTTTATTATCTTCATCAAAAATAACTGGTTTACCATAATAAATTTTATCAACTTCTTTACCTCCGATATAGATACGAGTTTCGTACCTGTATTTTTTCAGCCGCTCATTATATTCACTGTAATATTTGATTGGATTCATATCTCTGAACACTTTAGGGATGTCCTTGTTATAAAAATTATTGACCGAACTAATATGATGATTCACCAATGTAGTATCTTGAAAATAGGTGTCTATCATCTGAAAGTGTTCTTCATCACTCATTATACTTATAATTATTATTTTTTTAGATAAAAATAATAAATATATAATTACATTTTTACAAATAGCATTGCCAAAACTACAAAGTAAATAATGAACGGTAAAAGTAATACAAACCAGGATAACGAAGAATAGCCGTTCTTGCACATTAAATCAAGAATAAAGGTCCAGAAAAGAATGTATACTGCATTTAGTACGAATAGAACGGTATTACTTTGTACATTGCAATTGTATCCGCCGATGCACAATCGGTCCTCATTTCCTAAATTAGAAACGCCGAGAAGAACTAATCCAAGTAGAGAAATAACGAAATAAATCGTTGAAGGGGTGCATAAATTTGTTATGTCAAATTTTGTTGTTCTAGATTTCGCCATTATATAATTATGTAAGAAATTAAAATGCTGATTTATATATTTGTTGAATAGATTGATCCACAGGATTTAAAAATTGTTTAGATACGTCGGGTGTATGAGGCGGATTATATGCGCTTGGCATAACATTAAATGTACTAAATAAATTACCTACAGAATTGGTAAAATCGGATACAAGATTGCCTAAACTAGAAAAAGGGACAGTTGTCCCCCCTCTAAATGATTTTCTTTTTCTCGTTTTTCTCGCTTTTTTATTTCTTCTGGTTTTATTTCTGTATGTTCTCATATACTATACTAAAATATATTTACGTGGGTAAGCATGTGTCTACGACAACATATTTTAGTTAATTTAAGAAGATCCAATACCTCACCTTCAACCGTTTTATCTATTCTGGTCTCATCCAAGTATTGAATGACTTCTGGATTGATTTTACGTTCAAGCTTCAAGTCAATGACACGCTTTTGATAAAATAGATATTTGTCTCCGATAACCGTTCCGCACGTAAAACATTTAACTGGAATAAGCATTTTTGTATATAAATATATATATAAATTTAAATCAATTTTTCAAACAATAAGGATTGCAAGTAGTATAACCCGATTGTTTGTATATTTCGTTTAGTATTTTTAGTTTTGTACTAGATAATGGTTTGCCACCTTCTACGACCTTATTATTTATTATATTAATCCTGCATTCTAAATATACAGTATCAAATACTTCTTTGCGTGAGAGTTTAGTTACGTGGCCCATTTTGTCGCGCCACTCTTGTTCCATTTGTTGAATTATGTGGTAAACGATTATCTGAATTCAATTTTGTAAAAATAACGTCAAACTTAGATCTGGCTTCTTCTAATTTGGCAAATATATCATCGGTAATTTTACATTTGTTGTGTTTACTATTTTCATTTGCATTCTTTTTATTCATTTCATTCTTTTCATTCTTTTCATTTGCTGCATTCTTTTCATTTGCTGCATTCTTTTCACTCTTTGACAATTGTATTTTTTCTATTTCATAAATAATTTGTTTTACATAACCTCTTAATTCTACATAGTCTCCACATATGTCATTGGATGCAGAACCACCTTTTCCAAAAGGTAAAGCTATAGCTGCAAGAGGGGTAGCTTTGGGTAAATTATCTACGGGTTTTTTATTATTTGGATTAAAATTAACATTGGCAATAGGTACATTTTTGTAGTTAGCTTCTACAGGTTCACCTATAGCAGGGCCGTCAATTTCAGGACAATCATCATCATCTTTTTTTGGAATTACTAATGTATTCATACGATTCAGTGCAGATTCTAACACATTAACTGAATATTTAAATAGTTTATTTAGTTTTGCAAAGGATATTTTTTCAGAATCACATCTAGGTTCTTCAGGTTGATTATTATTCGTTTTTTTCTTTGTCTTTTTATTGGAAGTTTTTTTATTTAAATATATTAATTTATCTTTTAATGAATTTAATGGAATCATCAAAAAAGACGTATCGTAGTCTTGAAGCTTTTCATAACATTCCCTTTTTTCCATTTTTAAAATTTGTAAATCAGTTGGTTTATAGGGTATACAATTGGGTTTAGGTTTGGGTTTCAGCTTCTTTTTTTTCTTACGCGTGAATGCGCCTTTAACCCATGATGCTGTGCGACTAAAAAACCCCGGTTTAGGTACTTCTTTTTGAGCATAGAAAGGATCAGTAGTTGATGATCCCATTTTTTTCTTAAAATTATTGTTAGACATACATTATCGTAATATTAAATTATAACCATCAAAGGTCTTCTTTTTTTCATAGACAAGCCCCATAGAGTGTATTTTGTCGTGGCAACTCTCACATACACTTGCTAAATTTGCAGAATGATTCTTATGAAAATTTTCTATGTAATCATTTTCGTTGGCATTCTTCTGATATTGTAAATGATGTATTTCCGAACCAATCTTTTTCTTACAAAATTCACACATTCCTTTGATTTTATGTTTATTATATTTAGATACATTCAAATTTAAAACGCAGTCTTTATTTCTAATTTCATAAGCACGTTCTAGAAATAATTCAGGCATGTCAAGCGACTTGCATACTTCTAGACCATATATACTTTCACCAGCCCCATCTGCCAATTTTCGGTCATATACTAATGAATTGGTTTCGCGATTATATTGTACTTTCAAATGTCGTAGTAGTATCTTATCCATTCTCTTTATTTCTTCATAATGCTGTATTTGGTGAAAATGTGTTGCAAAAATAAAAGAGCTATTATTGCGGTACATGGTTTCTAGTCCAGCTATAAAAATACTCAACGCCGAATCAATCTCTGTACCAGAACACAATTCATCTCCCAAGATTAAACTATTACGATTGCAGTTGTTCAGTATAACACGTAATTCGCTCATCTCAACACCAAATGTAGATAGACCTTTGAATATATTATCATTGCCAATGATTCTTGTAAAAATATATTCATAAGGCGAATATGTCATGGACTTACATGGTACGTATAATCCTGCTTGAGCCATAACAACGCATATACCAATCGCTTTAATTAAACTGGTTTTTCCAACAGCATTGGTACCAAATAATAGAATACCTTTATCTTCCATACCAATATCAATATCATTTGTAACGTACAATTCATTCTTTTCAATGTGTTCAATCAAAGGGTGTCGCATATCCCGAATAGAGACATATGAACTTTCTCTTGGATCAATTGTCGGTTTTGAATAATTGTATTTTCTAGCAAGTTCACATTTCGCATTTAATGTATCCAACTGTTGAATGGAAAATATAAACGAGTCGTAGGAGAGAACAGATAATGATTTATGTACAGACAAATACACTTCTGTTATTTTCTTAAAAAATGCAACTTTAGACGCATCTAGCTTATTTACAATATCTTGCATTTCTTTAGAAATAATTTCAATATTGCTATTATTGTCTTTATATTTAATTTTAGAGAGATCAAATGTAAAATTGGAAAATGTTATTATTTTTGTTTGTAATTCACCAATTTTCTTATCTAAAGCCAACTTACGCTTCTTAGTTATCAAAAAAGATAGCGTACTTGTTTCATGCAATTTTACAGCGTCTTTTGTTTTCTTATCAATAGTAAAATATAGATCATTCAAATAATTTACAATATTGGAGATCTTATTTTGACATTCACGAGTTGTTTCTATAATATCATCTAACTCTGTACTATAACCACGGACAATTAAATTGTGAGTTTCATACTTGTCAAACTGTAATGAATTAATTGTTTTACATGTATCTAAATTTAAGCACGTTGAAATGGTTGCTTGTATATTAGAAATTTCTTCCATTGTAGTTTTAGCATGCACGTATTCTAATAATCTCTCATCCGCTGAAGATAAAATATCCTTGATAATACTACACGACTCATGTAAATAAAAATAGTCTAAGGGTGTCGCTCTTGCTAGAAACATTTTACGAATAATTTTTTCTATATCTTTAATTTGATTTAAATTAGGCCACGAATAACGCTTTACTAGAGCGTGCTCAATCATATCATATGAATCTTGCAAATATTTAACATTTCGTGTTGGCTTCAGAATAATGCGTTCCATTTCTCTCTGTCCGATTCGTGTTTTGCATATATTTAGCAGTTTAAGTACACTAGAATACTCGCCACTATACTCACCATCCAATATATTTAATTGCTTTAAAGAGTGATTTGCTAAAACCAATATATCTTGTGTATCAATGTGAGGCTCCTTCAATCTCTGTGTCAGATTTGCATTATGTTGAGATACATAGTTTAACAAAAAACATAATGCTTGGTATGCGATTGTTTTATCAAGCAAATGATTCATTGTATTAGGATAAAATGTACGTATCAATTCATTCTGGTAGACTTGATTTTCGCATTTGAGTGCTTGAGATTTGAAATGATTTTCCGCAACAAGAGAAATTTTGGTTATTTTTTTACTTGTTGTTTTAAGATAGTGCAAAATATGATCAATGAGCGAGTCTTCCACATTATAAATAAAAATCAGTTCAATCGGCTTGTAAATAGACATGAAATTTTCTATATTATCATAAGTGGTTGGGTTATGATAATATACTTGTTGATATTCATATAAATTAATTTTTCCTGTAAAAATGTCCAAATTAGACAACCCAAATATGATGTCCTTGCGGGTTTTATGAATCCAAATACAAGTAACATTATTAGACAATTTTACGTCGTCATCTAAAAATGTAGTTCCAGGACTATAAACCGCACTTTCCTTACGCTGAATGATTCCATCAACCTCTTCTTGTACAAAAACAACTGATGTATAGCCTGCCTCATTTATTTTAGAAAGATATTTTTCTATCATATAATCTCTAAATCCGGCCATAAATCCATCATTTTTATTAGCAATTTTCAAATCGCATATTTGACTAAACGACATCATATTAGGATTGTTTTCTGTCGGCGAATATACTTCAAAAAAACTACCCACTTGCATGAGCAAGAACGTATTTTTACCATATTTTACTTGATATTCATCTAAGAGGTTGTAATAGGTTTGCATGAGAGCCATGTATAAATATAGTATAAAGTCTCTATATAAAAACTGTATATATATTATGAACGATGATTGGACACGATTTATGGTGGTAACCGCAATGTTATTAATGATGATTTATTTGTGCGTATACGTGCAAAATATGGCATTGGTGCAAAAAGATTGGGTAAACTTAAAATGCAATCCAGTATACATGTTGGTAAATTCAATTACAAGCGATAGTAAAACTGCAGCAGATAACTTTAAAAATTGTGTGAACAATGTATAATGGATAAAGTAATGGCTAAAAGAATGAGTGAAGTAATGCAAATATACAAATCAAGAGATGATATTAATTTTAATTATATAGCTCCTACCTTTTTTATAGTAGTATATGTAATCATTATAACAGGGTTATATATAAAGGCAGAACTTTTAGAAAGCCGTACGAGTTGGTCTAAAAATATGTGTATACCAAAGTATATGTTTGTATCGGGATTTATTAAAAAAGAACATGGTAGAACTTCATTGGAAACCACGTATGATAATTTCAAAACATGTGTAAAACGGTTTAAAACTACGTCATATAATCCAACCAACATGAATATGAGTTTAGATTTAAACAAGTATAATATTTTTAATAAAAAATGGTTTTAATATATATGTTGATATGTATATTGCTCATTGTTGTATTAGCATTGTTTTTAAAAGAAGGAACTAAGGAAGGATTTGTACGAGGCAAAAGTATAGATGCTATGTATCATGCAAAATTTAAACCAGAATGTTGTCCAACACCTTATAGTACGTCTTCCGGTTGTTTATGTCCGAGTCCCAATGATGCAGGTGTAATTATAAAACGCGGTATGGTTTAAATAGTTATCACGTCATACCACTTTCTATAATGAAGTTTAACCCATTTAATGAAAAAATAAGTAGTTAATTATATAATGATTTTATAATGTCAAAATCAAATATTAATCCACGTTATATTACATTTTTATTTTTTATAGTATTAATTATACAAATATTAGTTACTTATTGTTATACAAATACAAAACGGTTTTCTATAATGGCATTAATAAGAAATTTATCATTTGTCATTTTTATTTATTTATTTATAAAAACTAAAAAAATAATGTATTTATCATTCCCATTTATAATAGAAATTATTTTTAGTTCATTGAAATATCATGGTTATCAGTTAGATAAATACATTGCAACCGAATACGCTTATTCAGATTATTTTAGAGAGATAAACAAAAAAAATCCTATATACAGTAATTTTTCAGAAGGTTTATATAACAATGTATTTGGAATAAATACATTAGACCATAGTATAAATAATTTAAAAAAAATAAAAAAATGGTCAAAAGATGTATATGATAATTCTTATAAAAATAAAACACAACAAATTATTGGATTAAATGGTGAACATTTTAACGATGCAGTTGAATTAAAAAAACTAGGAGATAGAAATAAATTTAAAAAAATATGTGAAATATGTAAAATTCATAAAGATATGAAAATATTAGAAATAGGTTTTGGTGAAGGGGATTTTATGATGTACATTAAAGAACACTATGGAATAAGTCCTGTTGGAGTAAGTATATCTGAAGAACAAGTAAAATTAGTAAAAAATAGAGGCTTTGAAGCATATCATATGAATATGTGGGACATTACGAATAAAATAGGACAGTTTGATTTAATTTTACAATGTGGTAATTTAGAATATGCAAGATGTCCTTATGAAAGTGAAAATAAATATACAGCATATTTTAAAATTATACAAAGTATATTAAATAAAAATGGAAAATATTTTATAACCTGTTTACACATAAATGAAAATATTATGAAACGTTATACTTTATATGATTGGTTAAGACTTTACCTTTTAGCTTTTGGAAATGATGGCGCATATCCTAATGGAAGATTTTCTTTAACAAAACATTCTGAAAATGCAAAATTAAAAAATATATATCAAAAGGAAATGACAAATGATTATTATCTTACATCTGTATTTTTTATGTCAACTTATGGATTTGTAAATTCCAAAAATAATCATTTTACTATTCCAAGTTTGATAGAAGCAATTATTAAAACAATAGCGGCTCCTTATTATATACATACGTATTTATGTTATACACCGACTAAAGATTATTATTGGTGCCCTTGGTTGTGGGAATTTGTTCCACGTCAAAGAGGCGACTGGTTTGGTCAATTTGTTACATTGGAATACATATTATTTCAAAATACAGAATAATTACATATACATTGGATTGTGTTTTGGTATAGCTATTTTGATTAATGAGTTGATCACTAATTCATTAATTTCAAATGGAGTAGATACTTCAATGATGTCGTTGAATATTGTTGTTTCTTTTAGTATACGAAATAAGTTTAGTTTACTATAAATTGTTTCCAAGTTTCGTTTAAGATTTCTCACACCATCTTCCTTGCTAGTTTTATCTATTAAATATTTCAGAGTTGTATCCTTGATCGTAAACATGTCATGTGAGATCCCAATATCTTTTTCAATTTCAGGAATCAAATGTGTTTTAGATATGCAAATTTTCTCGCTAATAGAATAGCCTGGTATGTCAATCGTATACATGCGATCTTTCAAAATAGGGTTGACCATAGATTCGTCGTTATAACTGCATATAATCAATGCTTTACTCAAATCTAAATCAATTTCAGAAAAATAATCATCGTGAAATTGGTCATTCTGTGTCGTATCTGTTAAATGTGTTAATACGCCTATAATTTCTTGACCCTTGTCTGTCTGACTAACCTTGTCTAGTTCATCAAAAAATATGATTGGATTATTTGTTCTACTCTGTATTAATATATCTGCTATTTTACCATAAGTACCTCCTTCATATGTATATGAATGACCTTTCAGTGTTGTGCCATCCATTGCACCACCGAGAGAAATGAATGCAAAATGGCGATTCAATAGGCGACTAATTCCCTTTTTAACAAGCGTTGTTTTCCCTACACCCATTGGACCTTTCAATCCAATCGCGGTACCAATTGAATTTGGATTTGTTATCCACTTGCCCACCAATTGCATCAACTGTTTTTTTGCATCAGACATACCATATACGCATTCATTAAGTACTTCTTCACAATGTTTCATATAAACCTGGCATTTTTCTAAACCATCATTGAGAGATACGGGTAAATGCGCACTACTCTGAAAAGGCAATTTCAAACAAGCCTCAATCCATGCTGTTAATTTATGATTATGGTCATGTTTTAATTGCCCAACTTTATTCAAACAAATTATTTTGAATTTGTCTGGCATACTAGATTCAAAAATTTGTACAATATATGGTTTTTTACTATCATTCTTCTTAATATTCTCTAATTTTTGTATCATGATTTCCTTTTCCTTAAATGACAATGTGTTAAAATAATTCGTATCATCATTACATGAACCTAAAATAGATTGGTATTTTATACTATACTCATAACGTTTTGCATCAGCCATTGTTGTAATGAATGTTTTATGTTTTGTATATTCCTTCATTACTTCTTTTATATTGGCAGGATCATTCAACAAATCTTTTAAATACTGTATTTTGTACAAAAGAGCGCGGTCATATAACATAAATAATTCATCTACCATTGTTTTTATCACGTCCAATGGTATATCATTTTTTACACGTTTATTGGACGCGTCTTCATTAGGAGGAGGACGTTTAGACATTATTTTATAAGAATATAATATTTCTATGAATGAATCGTAAGATAAATAAAATTGAATGAATATAAAAATATAATTATAAATTAAACAGATGGACTCAAAACAGAAAATCGCATCTAAAATTATCGGGATTCAATTTAGCATATTGAGCCCCGAAGAGATAGAGCGAATGTCAGTTGCTGAGATAACTAGTAAAGAAACATATAGTGGAATTAAGCCAAAGGTAGGCGGGTTGTTTGATACCAGAATGGGTATATTAGAGCCCGGATTGATATGTCCAACCGACGGACAAAATTACATTGATTGCCCGGGATATTTTGGCCACATTAAACTCGCTAGGCCTGTGTTTTACATTCAGTATCTACCTACTATTGTCAAAATTTTGAAATGCGTTTGTATCAAATGTAGTAAACTTCTCATAGACAAAGAAATGCATTTGAATCTTTTGAAGTATTCTGCCAGCGACCGATGGGATAATGTATTTGAGATTGCCAGTAAAGTAAAACGTTGCGGCGACTCAAGTGTGAATGGTTGCGATTGTCTTCAACCAGAAAAGATCAAAAAGGAAAGTTTTGCGACACTTATCGCGGAATGGCCTGGTACTCAGGGGGAACCAATGACACTCAAAATTACACCTGAGATCGCCCTCAAAATATTTAAAAAGATTAGCGATGAGGATGTGGACTTCATGGGATTTTCTAGCGTGTGGTCGCGTCCAGATTGGATGATTTGTCAGACATTTGCTGTACCGCCACCAAGCGTGAGGCCATCTGTTAAGCATGACGCACAACAGCGCAGCGAAGATGACTTAACACATATTATTATAAATATTATTAAATATAATAATACTCTGAAAGAAAAAATGGCTCAGAAAGGAACAAATGCAAAAATCATAGACGATTGGACATCTGTTTTGCAATACTATATCGCAACTATTGTAGACAATACAATTCCTGGCGCTGATCCCGTAAAGCAGCGCTCTGGGCGAGCGTTGAAATCAATTACTGAGCGCCACAAAGGAAAGACCGGGCGCGTACGTGGTAATTTGATGGGAAAACGAGTAGATTACAGTGCACGATCAGTTATTACGCCTGACCCAGAGTTGTCTATTACTGAGTTAGGTGTTCCAATGAAAATTGCAATGAATATTACAAAACCTGTCTACGTAAACGAAACAAATATCGGATATTTGACTTATTTGGTTAAGAATGGACCAGATGTATATCCCGGTGCAAAGATTCTAGAAAAAGCAAACAAGAATAATATTTCACTGCGATATGTAGACAGGGAGAACATTGTACTGGAAGTTGGCGACACCGTACATCGCCACATGTTGAATGGCGACTATGTGCTATTTAATCGTCAACCAACACTTCACAGAATGTCTATGATGGCGCATATTGTACGAGTTATGCCAAAGGGTGATACATTTAGAATGAATGTTGCCGATACTAAGCCATACAATGCTGATTTTGACGGTGATGAAATGAACATGCATATGCCACAAAATGATGAGGCCGAAATGGAGCTGAAACATTTGGCGGCAATCAAATATCAAATCATCAGTCCTGCAAATAACAAGAGTATTATCGGTATATTTCAAGATTCGCTGCTTGGTAGTTATTTGCTAACGAGAGAAAACATAGTGTTTGATAAAAAACAGGCGATGAATTTGTTGGCAAAATGTATTCGCGTAGATCCGACATTCTTTGAAAATGACAAAGAAGAATATACGTCGCACGAATTATTATCTGCAATATTACCACCACTTAGTGTAAAGTATAAGACCAATCTATTCAAGTCATCGGATGTATTTGAAACATCCAATCGCGTATTAGAAATACAAAACGGTAAAATGTTGCGTGGTCAATTGGAGAAGGATACACTTGGTGGTGGTAGAGGATTAATTCAAAGAATTAAAAGTGATTTCTCTGTTACTGAAAGCCAATACTTTATAGATAATTTGCAAGCGATTGTCACCGAATACATGAAAACAACCGGCTTTAGCGTAGGCATGAGTGATTTGATATCCAATACAGAAACCACTACTCGCATCAATCAGGTTATTCTAGATAAAAAGAAGGAGGTTGCAACACTAATAGACCAAGTGCATTTGGGTATCATGGAAAATAAATCGGGTAGATCTAATAACGAATATTTTGAGACACAGGTCAATAATATCTTGAATAAGGCTTCATCGGAAGCAGGTAAAATTGGTATTGAGAGCTTGAGCAAGTCTAACAGGTTTGTCACAATTGTTACATCGGGTTCAAAGGGTAATACACTCAATATTGCACAAATGACAGCTTGTCTTGGACAACAAAACGTAGATAATAAGCGAATTCCTTATAGTTATCTAAATCGTACACTACCGCATTTCAAACAGTTTGATGATAGTCCATTGGCGCGAGGATTCGTTGAAAATTCATTTATTAGTGGTCTTTCACCTGAAGAACTGTTTCATCACGCGCAGGGTGGTCGTACTGGTTTGATTGATACTGCTGTAAAAACTAGTCAGACCGGTTATATTCAGCGGCGTCTTATTAAATCAATGGAAGATGTATACGTAGCTTATGATAGAACGGTAAGAAACAATAAGCAAAAAATTATTCAGTTTTCATATGGCGGTACGAACTTTGACACCATTCATATTGAAAATTCACACTTTGATATATTAAACAAATCAATGTCGCAAATTTACGAATACTACAACTACGATTACAAAAAGAAGGAAATCAAGTTGTTTTATACACCATCAGTAGTTCCTATATTTGATCAGCAAGTACGAGATTTAAAACAGAGAGTAAAGAAAGATATTGAATATATGATTTCAGTACGCGATGATTACATAAAAAATGTGAGTGAATTTAAACAAGAAAGTATTATATATTTACCAATATCATTTGAAAAAATCATTAATAATATCAAACATCAATTCGGTATAACATCCATCAACATGTGCGATATAACACCAATTGATGCGTACAAGTTGATTGATTATTATTATGCTATGCTTGATAGTAAATATAAACCATGTGCCATGTTCAAAGCAGCATATTACTATTACCTTAATCCATACCAAATACTACAAGTATATCGGTATAACAAAGAGGCACTTATGTTTCTTCTAGAAAAAATTGTATTGATGTACAAGATTGGTATTGTAAATTCTGGAGAAATGGTTGGGCTTATTTCGGCTCAATCTATTGGTGAACCTACTACACAGATGACACTAAATACATTCCATTATGCTGGCGTAGGAGACAAGTCAAATGTAACTCGCGGTGTTCCTCGCATGGAAGAAATTTTGGCGTTAACTGATAACTTGAAGAATCCGTCGTTGACTATATATTTAAAACACGAAGATGAAACGAATATGGATAAGGCATTTGAAATGATTTCGCGAATAGAACATACTCGGTTGAAAAATATTGTACAGACGGCAGAAATATATTATGATCCGGACGACATGGCTACATTGGTTTCTAGTGATTTAAAGATTATGGAAGATTACAAGGAGTTTATGGGTATTATAGATACTGCATTTGGAGAAGGCGCTCCTGGTGAGACATGTAGTAATAAATGGATATTAAGGTTGACCTTAGATAAGTCCATATTGCTTGACAATAATATAACTTTAGAAGAAATACACTACGCATTAAAAGCAGTATACGCTGAGAATATTAGTTGTTTCTACAATGATTTGAATGACGAAGAAATCATATTCAGGATTCGGTTGATGAATATAAAACAAAAAATTAAGCCGGCGGGTTTAGATGAAGAAGATAATATTTACATGATAAAAAGTTTTCAAGAAAATTTATTGAATAATATTGTACTTAGAGGAATCAATAATATTGAGAATGTTACATTGCGAAAAATACATAACTATATGTCTTATAATCCCGAGACAGGTGATTTTGATAAAAAGGATATTTGTGTTTTGGATACGCTTGGTTCTAACTTACAGCATATATTGAGTTTGGACTACATTGATGTATACAGGACATATTCAAATAACATAATTGAAATGCAGGAACATCTTGGCATTGAAGCTGCTCGCAAATGTTTATTCAAAGAAATATGTGATGTTATGGAATTTGACGGAGGGTATATCAACTACCATCACATTGGTTTACTCTGCGACCGAATGACGTGCAACCGGAAATTGGTATCTATATTCAGACATGGTATCAATAACGACAACATTGGTCCGATTGCAAAAGCATCATTTGAAGAAACATCTGAGATGTTCTTGAAGGCCGCAAGGCATGGTGAATTGGACGAAATGCGCGGTGTATCTGCTAATATTATGTGTGGGCAACCAGGATATTTTGGAACGGGATCATTTTCAGTATATTTGAATACGATAGATATGCAAAAGATGCAGAAAGAATCTGCAACATTTGAAGAAGAAGAGCCTGATCTGTTTGATATGATGAAGGCAGAGGCAACAGACGATTGCACAATTGAAAAGTTAAAAATCAAACATAATTTGGAAGATATTGAAGTTGACAAAGAGATGGATAATAATTACGCAATTGATATTTAACATTAGCGCTCATATGATTAATTATGCAACATATAAACCATAATTAAAAAAGAATAGTATATAAATAGTTCTATAGAAATAGAATAATGCGTCTAATTTTTCTTTTGTTTACACAGATTCGTGCCTTCTTACCTCATCCAATTCGTCCCAATCGTATGTTTTTACAATACAACGACAATCCGAGAGACAAGGAAAATCTTCGGAAAATTGATGAACAAATTAATCGGTATAAGAGAGCATTGAAGGAATTGTTACAGCAAAAAAGTAAAACTATTGAAAGTTTGACCGGCGTTCGTCTGATAACGGATCCAGAACTTTTTTTTCATGCACTTAAAGAAGAAGATGATGATGACATAAGAGACGAAATTCCGGATGACTCCAAAACACAATCAGAACAATTTAAAGTTGTTCATAGTACCATGACATTTGACCAAGTGGGTGGTTACGAGCTCATCAAGGAAGAGCTTATGCAATGTGCTGATCTGTTGACAAACCCAAAGAAGTACTCACAGTATAATGTCCGGGTTCCACGCGGGATATTACTAGAAGGTCCGCCCGGGAATGGCAAGACATTGTTGGCCAAATGTTTTAGTGGAGAAATCAAGGTTGGCTTTATTGCAGTATCGGGTTCACAATTTCAGGAGAAATACGTGGGGGTTGGGCCGGCGCGTATTCGTGAACTATTTTCTTTGGCAAAAAATAATACACCTTGTATCATATTCATGGACGAGATTGATTCTATCGGAAAGAAGCGTTCAGACACACCCCAGCACGCGGAACAGGACACGACTTTGAACGAATTGTTGGTACAGCTTGATGGTTTTGAGTCTGCAGACGGTGTCTTTATCATTGGGGCAACTAATCGTGCAGACTTGCTAGACCCAGCTTTGACTCGCCCGGGTCGTATTGATAAACAGGTCTATGTAGGCATGCCAGATGACCCTACTCGCCGACGCATTTTGGAAATTCATCAGACGGGTAAACCCTTGAATGTATCATTAGATGATTTGGTAGACATGAGCCAGGGTTTCTCGGCGGCACAATTAGAAAACCTGTTGAACGAAGCCACATTGCTCACATTAAGACAAAACAGAACATTGGTAATAAAAGAAGACTTGGAGCGCGTGAGCAACCGTATTTTAGGTGGATATCAATCTACCAAAGTGAATCTAACCGAGGCCGAAATCTACCAAGTGGCAGTACATGAAATGGGGCACGCACTGACAGGATACATGAAAAAACGACCATTTGTGAAAGTATGTATTCACTTGTGGTCGCCCAAGACATTGGGATTTACACAATTTGTTTCTGGTGGCAGCCCGTTGATATCACGGGAGCAGCTCTTTGTAGACTTGATGATTTTACTGGGCGGACGTGTGGCAGAAGAGATTGTACTGGGTGCAGTTTCATCAGGTGCATCCAAAGATTTGGAAGAGGCTGCACGAATCGCAGAGAACATGGTGCTCAAGTTCGGGATGGGACACGATCTTTTTATACCCCATGCATCTGACAAATATAGGGAAGAGGTGGACTATGAGATTGCCTTTATACTCAAAGATGCTTATCAACAAACACGTACGTTGCTAACAAGTATTTCGCCATGGCTCAAAAAATGTGCTACTACCCTTGCAGAAAAACATGAAATTCGTTATAACGATCTGGAAAGATTGGATTGACAACAATAAAACAAATATGCATATAATATAAATATAAAATAATATATATTATATGTCATTTTACAGATTGATACATATTTTGTACCCAGAATACATACCGCCTAATAAATTCGTGTATCCAATGAAAAATAAGTTTTCTTTATTTGTACAACTAGTATTGAAAAAACAAAAAAAACTCACTATATTCAAATTATTGAAATACAAAGATGATGTGGAAATGTATCAGCAAGTGTCTAGTGTACACAACATTCTTGCGCGATTTGTAACACGTACAAAATTTATATATGCAAAGCATTTCAATGACACGAATTTATATGGCGATCCTTTGAAGAAATTACACATAACAATAATAGAAAATAATAAAATATATAAGTTTGATTATTTTGAAATGTTCAAACTTATAAAAGAAAAAATATATTATCATGAACACTATTTTTTATTACCAATGATGCCAACAAACCCTTATACAAATATACCTTTTGGTATGCACAATTTATATAACATATATTTACAAATGTTAAGCAGTACATATATTATTCCACCCGGTATAAGGTACTTATTTAGTGTTAATTTCAATTTAGATAAATTCATTGACAAATATTCGTACAATATTTTACTGGATGTTATTTCAGCAGGATACAATAAAATGCCCATTCTTCGTAAATATGATTTAATGAGAGATATGTTTATTTACTATAAAAAGAAAGTATTTTTGAACGTACCGTTTGACAAATTATATGAAATATTTCACAAGCAAGTCTTTGAATATTACAAATCATTAAACATGCCTGACTGGTGCGCGCGTTTAATAGTATTTCAACTAAGAGAATATATACAAACATATCACAAAATGCATCCGAATATTGGTAAAGTAAAAATAAATATGTTTACAAATAAACTCATAGCGAACTTTTAAAATAATCGTCAACTGTACTAACCCGCGTTAGTTTATTGATAAGATCTCTCGTCATGTTATCTTTGGAGAATTTGATTTGTGTAACATTGTTTCGCATATTTTTTGCGATAGACCACATATGCAACATGAATATTCTATTGTTTCTCAATTTAATAATGTAATAGTATTCACTTTCTCTCATATAAAATAATTTAATGCCATCACTGGTTTTTGTTTTTTTAGATTGATATAGTAGTAAAATTGGTATTTTAGACGATGCCATAAACATGATTATATCAATTAGTGTTATAAAATACTCTGTTGTTTGAATATGGGTTTCTAATTTCCTCAGTTTATTAGTTGCATGATATACATCCATAACGTCGTCTGATTTTTCCTTTATCCATTTTTTTAATATAATTTTTTTTGTATCTTCTTTGAAATATCTTCTATATCCAGAAATAATCATGCCATCTATATCTCTTTTTTCATAATTACGATTGCTATTTTCATAATCTTTTAATATAATATTTAATAAAAAATAATTGCATTCTTTTTCTGGAATTGGGTTTTGTTTTATATTATCTGTACCAAATCTTATTACGGAGGTAGTACCCTTTTTGAAAAATTTAGCCCATACCTTTGTTAAATACATTTTATGTATACATTTATGCCGACCTTCTCTGAATTCTGTTTTCCATATATTGGTCGTTTTTTCTTTGAACCGTTTGTTCTGTTTTAATAAGCGATTTACATGACGTTTTGGTAAATTTTCATTACTTTCTTCACTTTCATTACTTTCCTCATTTTCATCTTCACTTTCATTACTTTTCTTACTATCTTCATCCAATTTTTTAGATTCACTTTCTTCACTTTTTTCACTTTCTTTATCCAATTCTTCACTTTCATCTTCTTCATCACTTTTATTACTTTTCTTACTATCTTCATCCGATTCTTCATCTTCACTTTCATTACTTTCATCTGATTCTTCTTTTTCAGCTTCTTCATTACTTTCATTACTTTCATCTGATTCTTTTTTTTCAGCTTCTTCATCTTCACTTTCATTACTTTTATCTGATTCTTCTTTTTCAGCTTCTTCATTACTTTCCTTTTCTGGTTTTTCATTTTTATCTTCTTGATCACTTTCTTTACTCTTGGTTGTATTTTTTGAAGAAATAGTTGAAAACGAATTACCTACCACTTGTTTTGAATTAAAAGATTGTTTTGCAGTAAAACTGTTTACTGGTTTAAATGAACCATTTGAACTTGATGATTGTAGTCTTGGTGATTTATTTAATTTTAACGATGGTTTTAAACTGTTATTTGATGAAAAACTTTCTGATGATTTTGGTACATATGGTAATACGGGTATTTTAGGAGATTTTTCTAGATCAAGAAATTCAAATGGTTTAGATGTAAATTTTTTTATTGGATTAACACTTTCAGGCAAAACAACTGGTTTAGTTGTAAATTTTTTTATTGGATTAACACTTTCAGGCAAAACAACCGGTTTAGTTGTAAATTTTTTTATTGGTTTAACACTTTCAGGCGATTCAGGTAAAACTTCAGGTGTTAAAGATTCAGGCGTTAAAGCTTCGGGCAAAGCTTCAGGAGATTCAGGCAAAGCTTCAGGGGTTAAAGCTTCAGGAGATTCGGGCAAAGCTTCAGGAGATTCAGGCAAAGCTTCAGGAGATTCAGGAGATTCGGGCAAAGCTTCAGGCGATTCAGGCAAAGCTTCAGGCGATTCAGGCAAAGCAACCGGTTTAGTTGTAAATTTCTTCATTGGCTTAACACTTTCAGGAGATTCTTCGGGAGATTCGGACAACACTTCGGATGACTCGGTATTTGTATTATATTGCGAATAAGCTACATCTTCGTCTTCCTCTGCAGGTATTGGTTCAAGTAATTCAAATATTTCATGCGGGGTCAAATCTTCCATTGCGCGAAACTCTATATAATTATTTTTTTTGACAACAGGTCCTAATGATTCAATATATGGCATTAACATAGATTCTAATATCAATAATTCATTCTCAGTCAAATTGTATTGATCGGTATAATAAATTGTACTATGTGCCTCATTAAAAATAGATATTTGTATGTTATGATTTCTCAATAAATTGTCAATAAATTTGCGCAAATATGCATTGGAATTATCCTCTTTAGTATATAAATTTTTTAAAGGTATCATTAATTTACCATCTTCTGTGCAATAAGAATGTTTTTCATTTTTACACAAATTTATTTCAACAATATCTTTTAATACATCCTTGCCATATTTATGAAAAGTAAATAAACTATCTACAAGTGGGTCTAATATAGATTTCATTTCTAAATATTGATCCATATAAATAGCATCATTGTGTATAACTTCCTCTAGTCGTTTGCGAATATCTAAATTAACAATGTCTCCAATTGCAACCTTTAATGTATTATAGTATGCATTATAAAAGTATGTTTCTAATTTTAGTTTATCAATTACATTATATTGTTCTTTTAATTCAGAATTACTTAAAATTTTATCATAATTATTATATTGTTCATCGCTATGATGTAAATAATGACTATCATCTATGTTAACTAGTCCATCGTCATGGTATTCTTGATTTTCAGGATTTTTCAACATAATAAATTGGTTTGTCATTGTCAAAATTCCTATTATTTTCTCTCTATCAATGACACGAATTTTTGGTAGGCATGGAATTCTTTTTTGAGAATCAACATATAACTTTTTTAAATATTTTACGGTTATTGGATAATTATTCCAGTAATCATCGCTAATCAATTTATAAGGGAGATTCATTACACTACTTGGTGCACACGGTACGTATATGCGGTGTTTGTTTTCAACAACGATTGCAATAATCTTACCGTCATAATTCATGACTTGTGTTATAACTTTATATTCTGGCAATTCATTTAGTATGGACAATAGTTCTACGAGAGAGATATTCTTTTCAAAACGATAAAATTTATTAATAATGATTCCTTTACATTCACCCAAATGCGCATTAATTGTTTCCAAAATATTTGTCATAAAAGGTATTTGATCCATGGTAAAGAAAGGATCTTGTGTTATACTTTTCTTTACCGTTTGTCCAATGATAGGTTCATAATAGTCTCCGCGTTTATATATAAAAAATGATTTATTTTTCAAATCAAATAAAAAGTTTGAATGAACAGTAGTTGGACATATAATATTAATATTTTGTGTTGCATCATCCATGGTTTCATTCAAAATAATCATATTCAATGATTTACTCTTTACGTGCAATACACCAGTACATATAATATCCCACAAATAAGTATAATCTATAGTGGTATCATCGTTAATATAATTCATAAAATTTTCGTATCCGTTTACTATTTTTTTAAAACCAAGAGTATCTCCCATTTTTTTAAATAATTCTGTATTTTGATAATCTTCAATAGATTGATTTTCATAATCTGGTTTTGCAAAAGTACTAGCTAAAGATCCATTGTGAAAAAATTGTATGTTATCTAAATCAATGTTATCTACAATCAACTGTTTCATGCTTTTTATAGTAGGCTCTTTAATAGACTTATTTTTGTAAAAAATGTAGGCAATTGCTGCCAAAAATGATTGGTTCTTGCTATTTTCAACACCCATACGAAATAAACATAACTTGTCTAATTTAAGCTTTCGTTTTTTAGGGTTGATGTAATAATCTATATGAGATATACCAAAAAATGATTCTAGTGGAGCTGTTAATTCACCAATTCTACTTCTGGGTAATGGAAACTTTAGACCATTTTGTATATAGTCTGCAACTTTTTCTTCCTTTTCAGATTCAGAATTAGATTGATCTTCGATTTTATTTTCTCCCAATTTTCTCATATGTTTTGCTGCTTCCGCTGCTCGTTTTATTTGTAGTTTTGGTATTTTGTTTTGTTTGTTCATTTTGAAACAGCATGGGATGAAGTGCCCCTTAGGATGAGATTTTTTATCCAAAAATGATGCAAGAGAATGGTGTCCATGTGCGGCAGTTGAAAATTCAAATATGTATTTTTTTGTAAGATCTGCTTCTTTTGTTTTTTCATCAATAATTTTGGATGGATCTACGTCTTCTGGATTTACAGGCATATTTGTTTTTAAATTCCAAAAACGTGGACAAATATAGTAATATTTTTTCTTAGGATCTGTACCATATTCAACCACGGATTCATATGAACCAGGTGCTTCTTTATCTATTCTCTCCTTTTCTGCCTTTGTTAATATAACTGGATACCTTCTGCGATTGGCTGGACATATTTTACTATACTGTGAGTAAGCTTGACTCTCTTCTTTTATGAACAATGTGGGTTCTTTATCTTGCAATCGTTTTAAAAATGGACTTGGATGAGTTAAACTTATCTTTGTTATATCAGTATCTACACTTTCGTCAATATATTTTGTTCCATCATAAACTCCCATCAACTGATATTCATTATTGTATACGAATAATCTTTCTTGACTATCAACTTCGTCCCAACCTTGTTTTACTGTAATATATACTTTTTTAAGATAGTCTATATTGGGAACACCCCAACTAATGTTGGTTTTTATAAATGTAATTCCATTTTCTTTATTTCCATATGAATTGTAGATAACAACTTTTGTTTTTTTAAATCCTTCGTATTCTTCTTCTAGTATAGTTAATTCTTTTTCTTCGGCTAAAAACATAATGCCTTTACATTTTACGCCATCTCTCTGTATCAACGAACATGTATTTGTACCAAAATATCTGTAATAACCTTTTACATCTGCACTGACAATAGGAATGTCGCGCTTGAGTAATTTTTGTAGAGTCTTTTTAGAATGATGATCGTAAATAAATACATGCTCGGATGTGCCTCCGCCAAAAAAGTTGACAGGTTCGCCCAAATTTTTCTCTTGTTTTTTGGCTACAGGTTTTGAGTTATTTTTATTTGAATTAAAATTTAATTCTTCAAAAAATGAATCCTTCTTATTAGATTTGGGTGAATCAAATATTGATTTGTCCTCTTTATATTCAAATGGTTCATTCTTTTTAGGTTTAGATTGAGGTTCAGGAGAATCAAAAAAATCATCTGTTTCAGATTCCGGCTCTTCATCAGAATCAGAATCGGGTACACTTCCTAAATCCAAACTTCTTTCTTCATAAGGTATATATTTAGGAGATCCTTCAAAATCTTCACTGCCAACTTCACTTTCATCACTTTTTGATCTTTCATCATCGCTTTCTTCTTCAGATTCAGCTTTTACTACTTCCTCATCACTTTCATCATCGCTTTCTTCATTTTCTTCAGCTTCAGCATCAGATTTTTCTTCCTCATCCTCTTTTTCATATTCAGCTTCAGCATCAGATTCAACTTCTTCCTCTTCCTCAGCATCAGATTCAACTTCTTCTCCAGCTTCAGCATCAGATTCAACTTTTTCTTCCTCAGCTTCACTTAAATCACTGACATTATCTTTAACTATTTCATTGACAGGTTCATCATCACTTCCCAAATCTAAAGAAGGTTCTACCCCCATAAATTTGTTCATATTGAAGTCTAAAAAATTCAAGGATCCTGCATCAGATTCTACCTCTTCTTCTACAATTTCAGGTTCTATTTCTTTGATTTTAATGTCCGATTTTTTTTTACAAATGGCCAAGATATCTTCGCCAGTAATCACCTTTTGAGAGAAAAGAATTAAATTATGTATAAATACATCCAAGTAGTCAATATATTCATAATGTGTAATACCGTATACCACTACAACTACGTTTGTTTCTGTTTTAGATATTTCTACTTTAAATCCAGGATTATTTTTACATCGTAATATACGTCGCTGGTTCAACAAATCCTTTGTTTCGTGTACTTGCAATATTTCAACCAATGCTTCATCTGCTTCTTCTAAACTAACGTTAAAAGAAGTAGCAAATGCCTGAATAATACTTTCTCTCGGTGTTAGTAAATTAATAAGATCAATTAAAAAGGCCTGCTTACTATCTAATACGTTAAACTGCGACACACGCTTGTAGCGCAATACAATATTGTCCGCCTCATCAATTAAATTAAATACAGGAGAGAAACATTTTATAAATTTGGAGACTTCTAATTTGTTTCGTTTTGGAAATTTATATACATATTTCATATCAATAATATCTATATTTACATCGTGAACTCTTTCAAAATAGTTGAATATTTTTTCAGCTGGATCAAAGTAATGTATTAATTTTTCAATCAAAGGGTCTATATTTTTTTTTACAGTAGCCTCTATTTCTTCAACAGTCATTGATTTGATATCAGTCATAGTATAGTGAATATTTCCCATTGAATCCACTTCAATGATATTATTACAATTTTTATCCTCAATCACATAGGAGACAAATTCATTTTTTTTAATAATATTTTTATATTTATTTAATCTATTTTTATCAAATAAAGGGCTTTTATTACCCTTTAAACTGACATTAGGACAATAAAGACGATAAATATTTTCTTGTTTTCGCCCAGGATTAAGTTTAATGTAAGGATATTTCATAGTAGACTGCACTAATTTGAAAAATATTTCAAGTGGAAAATCAAAATATTGTTTTGTGTATAAAACAAAATACAAGGAAATGATACCCTTTTCTTCAACGCGCAAGTCTTCGCGTTCCCTATATTTTGCGTGATGAAAATCTATAATTTCGTTATAATCAATATATTCATCATGAGACTCATTTGGTATATCGGAAAGAGAGAAAACGCTATTTTCAAATAAATAAGGATAGTACACATTGACAACACGTTCCATTTCTAATTTTTTCTTTATAAATGTTGGGTAAGTATTTTCAGACAAACACACATAAATGACTTCTGCACCAGGATAGTCAAGTAATAATTTATTTGAATTTGTTTTAGGAATGTTATCATAATAGCTAAATATATTGGAAAATGGATTTGTAATGAACATTCCTTTTTCTATACCAATTGGCTCTAATGAGACGCGGGCATCTTCCACTTTCAGTTCCAAAATATCGTCTAATTCGTAATAATCTTTTTTATCAGGAACAGGAATCTCATGATTTGAACAAAAAATGTACAATTTTCTATAATCAATAACTGTTTTATTATTATTGGACAATTGAAAAAAAACGTCGTATGGATTTAGTCTTATTTCTTTCTTGTAAAATAAATAGTATGCATTAATATTTTTATTATCTATATAAGTAGAAAGTTTATACTTGATATTTTCAATAGTATCGTCCTTATATACATCTACATCATAAGTTTTATCCAATATCTTAAATTGGACCATTATACATAAATGTATATATTATTTATATACTTTTATGAAAAAAGAGGATTGTCGGATATAGTCATACCGCAATATTCTTGTTTATTTACACTGTAATCAATCGCATTATATAAGCCGGCATCTCTAGCTTCTTGAAGAAGAAATTTGAAGTTGTCCCAAAATTCTTTGTTGTGTCCGATGGACTCAGATGCAACATGGCTCATTTCATGAATTGCAACAAACATTAACGTATTTTCATCTATTAAATGATTGTTATCTTCCTTTTTCTGATTCAAACAAAACGCAATCTTTTGCCCTTTATTTTCACTATAAGCAGTGTATTCGCTGGTAGGTAAAGTTTCTACAATTTTTTTAGGATTAAACTTCTTTACAAGACGTTTAATACAAGGTTTATCTGGATACTTTTCGTTCACATATTCAACAAGTTCCTTCATCTTGACGGTTATTTTTGCAAGCAAATCAGATGCTGCTTGAAGATTATTTCGTTCTCTCACACAATATTTATCGCCATCCACGGTTGATATAATGCATTTCAACTGAAAAATGTCAGACTCTTTGTACAATTTATAACAAATAAAAAGTATAAAAATAATAAGAACATATCCTAAAATGTCTTCTTTATTCATATAAATTATATAATTATTTTAATCACACCCTCCAATTTCTAATGGTCTTCTAAATGAGTCTGCGTCTATAGTAGATGCCATCCATGGACCAACATTTACGCGAGGGTTTGGTGGTTCAGAACGTACTTGGTAATTGGCATTTCGTAAAGAACTACCCACAGTGTTGATACCAATCAACTGATCTGAATTTAACATATTTACATTTTTAAGATCATTTGATGCAGGATTTACGTTTGCCCATTCACTGTTAGTGTCCTTTGGAAGAAGCTCAGACGGATCTACCATTGATGGAGTAGTGCATGCAGATTGAGGAGTAGTCGTTTTAACACCCGAGACTTGCATGTACGAGCTATCATTTGGAGATGCAGCCGCAACTCCATCTTTTTGTTCTACGTGGGAATATTGAAGAGGTTGCATGTTGTCGTACAAGGTTGACTTCTTTTTGTTGTATTGAAATAATAATACAATAATTATAATAAGCCCAAGCCCCAATACAATATTTAAAATATTATCTTGCCCTTTTAAGTTCATTTTGCTCAACTTCATTCTATAAACTTATATTATAAAATAAAATTAATGAAAATCTCAAATATCTTCATCATCCACCATTTCTGTTAAATCAACCTCCTTTTTTATTTTTTTTTCAATAAATATATTTCTTAAATGTTCTACAATATTATCTTTCACTTTACTATTGATCATTTCATAAATCTTTAAAAAATTATTTTCATCTAGATTTATCTTAGAATCTTCTAAATTATCCGATTTTAAATTGACTTCGTCCAATTCATTTTCTAATATAGTGTTTTCTATTTTTTCAACCTTTTGAATAATGTCTAAATTTGTTTCATCTTTTACTTCTGGAGGAGGCTCATCTAAAATAACATACAAGTTAACTAGTTCAATTTCAAACATAAAATGTTTACTATTGAATTTAATACCCTTTATATGGAACGTAGGAACTACTTTTGAGCTAGATATATCATCTAAACTCAAGATATTTTCATTTGAATCATTGATATTTAAACGATTTGCGTCTATAATACATTGTACGTCAAAACAATTATCTCTAATATTACTTTTTAATGGATTAATGAAAGAAAATTCAAGGTCATTTAAATCCAAAGGGTCTTCAAACCAATCAGACGATTTCTCATAAAAAATTTGAATACAATCCTGGTAAAAAGTTTCAAACCAAACCAAGTAATCCTTGCTTGTAATAGAAACATTTATAAACTTAGTATTGGTTGAACCTTTTACATAACAAATTTTACTAGTTTTAATAATAAGTGGCATTTTATTATAACTGAACTTGCAAAAATAAGTATCTTCATCTAATGTTAGCGGGTCGCTTAATACCAAATGAGATTTACTATAATGGTCTAAAACATTCATTTATAAAAATAAATTAAAATAAATACATTATTATGACGCATAATAATATATCTGCATTATATAATGTTTCCTTTAGGACTCATGGTGCAACCAAATAAACCTTCTAAAAAAATGCCCATTAAATTAATGAATAAGTATGAAGATGAATTTAAATCCAAATATCCTAAACAAAGCAAACAAAGTAAACGAAAGATAATTCGTGTGAATAAAACTAAGAAAAAGAAATAAATTATTCAAAACTCCACTTTTCTTTGTTAAAAGGAGAGATCAACAAATCGTTTACTTTATTTGCAACATTGTACGAAGCATCTGAAATTGCTGGAGAATATGAATATTTTTCCATAAATTCTTTATCCTTGTCAGTTATATATGGTTTTTTACCATAACAATTGACACCAAATTTAGAGTGTTTCTTTGATATATATCCTCCATTTACACCTGGTCTACCACAATCACGCTCGTGTCCAGGTATTTTTTTAAGTTCATTGTATACAGATTTTTGTATAGGAAATAATGCCATTTGATCATCCGACCAACCATAACTGCACCAATTTGCACCATTTTTGTATGCATCTTCTACTTCATCGTACGTAGCTAATCTGGAATTTAGGCGTTTACACACATCTTCAGCATCATTGTATGTATATTTATTTCGGGGTATATGAAATACTTCCCCGTCATCATCTTCTTTCGGACAATCCTTTTCTTCTGGTTTTTCATCTCCCGTAGATACAACATCAATTTGGGTTGTTTTATCAGTAAATAAATTTTTTATTTCTGTAGTAAAACTGTAATTATTATCATTGAGCCATTTATAATTTAATACGACAACAAATATAAATATAACAAATAATACAACTTCTAAAATAAGTATAGGGATTTTAGCATTATCTGAATTGAGATTGGATCTATTAAAAACGCTAAATAATAATACAAACGCAATAATGATAATTACGAGCAATAAAACAAAGGGTAATTTGTATTTTCCAAATACATCAAATGAATTGTAATCTGGAATATAACTATTTTCATTAATAGATACAGACATTTATATAGTTTATTTATTTTATTTTTCTATAAAATAAGCAATAGTTTTTATTATCATTGACTGATTTATTCATAGGCTGAATGGTAGTATCATCGTATACATACCATTTATCTTTTTTAATATAAGTAAAATAGTGCCCATTCATTACATTGCCATGATGATTTATAATACCAAATAACTCATAATTGCAAGAATCTTCACTTACAAGTTTCGTATATCTATGTATGTTAATTTTTTCATCAAAAAGAACCAATGATTCGTTTTTATTTAAACGGTAATCCCATCTTTTTAAATGAATCACTAAAATCTCTGGCGTATAACAAATGTAGGTTTGCTTCATAATTTTTTTATTCTCTCTTTTTTTATCGTCAAACCATTCATCCGGCATAATTTCTAATTTATAAGTCTCTTCAAAACAATCATTAATTGTGGGATTTTGCATATTAGGTATTGACAATTCTAATGTAAAAGATGGTTCAATCTTTTCAAATTCAAAGTCGTATGTTTTTGCATTTGAGTATTCTACTAATAAAAATGATGCAAATAATACATGAATGATTGATTTATTTTTGCTTTCATATAAATCAATCGCGTCATTTATATTTTTATATTTCGTTTTTTGCAAAGAAATAGTATTCAATAAATTATATGAATTGTGAATACTGTCAATGCAGAATAAAAAATACTCTGCAGAATCATGTTGTGTATCATCATGAAATATATTATTTTTAATCCTAGATAATTCTTTTACATGATACAAAAATTTGTTGGGCGATATTGTACAATTTTTGGACCATATTAACGTAGATAAATCGTACCATTCTCTAATCAATATGCTATCAGGAATATTATTTACAGTTGTATTACCTTTAATATAATGATTCAATTCATAAAGATGAGACAATATTTGTAAAGCTGAATTTAAATAACACGTGTTTCCTAAATTAACAAGTCCAGAAAATCCTTTGGATTCCATTGAATAAGTTAATTATATATCTTTAATAGTTTATCTATGATTGTTTATTAATAGTATTTATTTCTATAATAGATACTTCTTTCTCTACATTGGACATGAAATTATATAATTTTATTGGATTATATTTTTTTAATGGAAGATATTCGCAACTTAAATTTCTAAAATTTCCATTTTTAATATCTGTATTATCTTGTATTTGATTACAACAATTACATATTAAAATATAT